TAAGTCTTTAAATCTCCCTTAAGAGATTTTTCGAGACGCTTACCCTCTCGAGCGAATAGAGCTTTAATACCCTTTTCCACTTGTTCATCTTCGTCACCATCTTCGTCCTCAGCCGCCTCAGCGTCCTCAGCCGTTTCCGGTAGATCAGCAACTGCTTCAGCCGCATCAGCGACCTCAGTCTGATCTTCGCCATCGAGAGCCTTAAGCATTTCGACAACTTTTGATTTTTCAGCCTCAGTAGCGTATCCACGCTCAGTCAGAGACTTAATAAATTTTAGAAACTTAGTCATAATTAAAATTACGATTAAACCTTTTGATAATCGTTTTAAGTCCGTATCTCCTAAGAGAGATCGACTGGGAGACTATTTTGCTTTTAAGAGTCGTCGGATGATTGAGTTAAAATCTCGCTTGACTTCAGTACTTTCACCCTTAAGCATTTTCTCGATTGTAGCATGAGCCGTCTTGAGTTCTTGTTGTTGCCGATCGTTTAATTTGTGGATAACTTTAACGTATCGAGATTTAACTGATACTCTCTTTAGAGTTTTTACTGGTGGTATCTCCTCCTCAGTTTCCTCATCCTCTGGAGTTTCGATTTCCTCCTCCTCGGTTTCCTCCTCATCCTCGGTAGTTTCGATTTCCTCCTCCTCGGTTTCCTCCTCATCCTCGGTAGTTTCATCCTCAGTTTCCTCATCCTCTGGAGTTTCGATTTCATCCTCGTCATCGTCAATATCTACAGCTGTACTAAATTCTTTTAATCCGATTCCGATACTTTTGGCAAGAGTTGCCGCTGAGTTAGCTGGTACGGATACCGCTGATACTTCGAGGAGCTCAGCTGATTTAATAGTATAGTAATCAGTCGATCCGTCTTTTTTCTTATCAAATTCAGTCGGAATAAATCCAACAGATGAGGCGTGTAAAAAACCTCCAGCGTAAAGATCAAAGATGATTTTTGCTTTAGGATTAGCATCAACAGCAAACTCCCAAGTCTGTACCAGCTTAGCTTTTTTCCCTTTACCCTCGATCACTGTCTTAGTCGCTCGAGCGATGACTTCAGTCGCATCGTTATAATTGTGCGAGTTCAAGATAACCGGATTTTTTTTGTAAGCCTTTAAATCCCATCCATCCTGTAAGATGACATCCCCGTGTCGATCTATATCCTGAGATGATGCAACCATCGTAAGCGTATACTTTTCTTTATTTATATCCTTTACTTCGATCGGCATCGAGATAATTGATTTTTGTCCGTTTTTTATTCTAGGCATACGCTTATAAATTAATACTTTAATAATACCACACTGTTTAAGACTGACAGCGACAGTTTATATACTGAGACGGACTGGCTCTTTTGTCGCCGGGGTACATCTGTCCATTACTAAACGGCATATCAAGCGGCACCTCCTCACCATCGAGGATTACATGATTCGCCTCATCGTCTGGATCCATCCCCCGAGTCTCGGGATCAATAACCGATACCCAGATTTTAATCTGGAGATTAGCCTGACGGTATCCCTCTATATTAGCGTATTGATTTACGCTATGGACTTCAGTCCTAGCAATAGTCGATGCACGGCCTTTGCCGATTCCCTCGTAAGTGCTCTCGATCCGGCCGATAAGCTGGTCTCGAGTTTCCCCAGCTGCAAAGCTGTCCTCAAATTCTGTCAGTAGCTTTTTATGAGTAGTGACGTTTATTACATTAGAAGTCTCATCCATCGCTCGCTCCATCCATGATCGAATATCAGACCCGATATTAAAGTCAAAAGCTGATCCAGCTAATTCCATAGCGTCAGCTCCGGACTCAATTAGAAACTCAGTAAGCATCGGCATAAATGAGGCTTTAGCAAGCTTAGCCTCAAGCTCAATACTAAACACATCATCGAGTAACCCTTTTACTTTAAAACTCTTACGAGATTTAATCTGGTCGACGAGTCGGGTACGTTGCTCGCTTAGATATGTATCGACGACCTTATTAAAACCCAATACTTGAGAGTCCTCCCGTTTAGCTTTAGCCTTTCCGTATTTCAACCGGGTATCGGGATCTCTTAAGGGATGGACGATTTTCTTAGTGGACTTAATAGCCTTTTCCGATTCCTGGACCGACAGTCGAGACTTCTCCCCGAGAGGTAGCATATTAAATGGCACCATAATTACATCTCCCTCCGGGATCTCATCCATGCCGTGACGAGTCCGAGCCTCGTTTATAGTCATAAAGTAATTTTTAATCCCACTCTCAGTCTCTTTAATTTTATCCTCAAGATTCTCGGGAGTCGGATCAATAAACGTAAGCGTCTCAGTATCACCGACGAGAGTTCTGTCTAACGCTGTCGCTAAATTATTAAGCAACGGCTTAATAGTCTCACGTAAAAATATACGGATAGCAGCATCGGCATTACTAAACTGGATATCATCAAACGATCCCAGCAGCGGCTTAGGTACTCCAGTCATTATGATAATGTCCTCGAGAGTCATCTTTTTAGCATCGATATAAGAAAGCTCGTCTGGAGTTAAGCCAGTACGGATATAATCAGAATCACCTCCGAGGAATAGTGGAGTACCAGCTTTCCGGGCATCAGCGTATTCCTTAGCGTAGTCGTCTTTAAGTTGCTGGAGTTGCTCTTGACCGAGTCGAGGAGTTTTAAACTTAAATACTCCCTCGACCTTACCACCATTCTCAAGCACTCGAGCATGATACGCGCCAATCTGGACCTCCGTCTGGATTGTCTGGATACCTGACTTTAAAAGAGATCGTCCTTTTAGAGGAGAGGATGGATCTGGATCAAAGATCATTATAATTTTCTCGGGCTCGTAATTGACAGTCCCTTTATTAGTCCGATACTCGTAACGGATAACAGATGAGTTATCCTCGCTATATACGACATTAACCATATCTGGACGTAAGAGATGGAGATTTCTTATTTTACTGGACTCGAATAACTCTTGACCGATATCCTTTACGATATAGGCACTACCCAGAGCGTCATAGTATTTTTGAAAAAGAGACCAGAATTGAAATCCAGAATAATAATCGTTAGGGTGATTTAAAACGTCGAGAATTTTATGCCCGATAATAGGCTCTCCAAATTTATCCTTTACGAGCCACTGGACCTCTCCTACTTTTTGAGATCGTTTAGTTAAAGCTTTATCAGTATAGAGACTGATATCCAGAGCTTTTAAATAATCACTCGATCCCCACCTGGTCGACGATGGTAAATTACCGGAGATCATTCCAATATACTTCTTACCAGTAAACACTCCGGCGATATCTTTAAAAATACTCATATCTCAAATAATAGCACGTTAGTTGAGGTACTTGTATATCATATGTCTGTATTTCTTAGGAAATAGGGGAGAGTAAGCGAGTATCCATCTCGGACGAGGCCGGACTATAGCAGAGAGGATGGACATTCCCTCACCAATATTTAATTTGACCTCTCGCCGCGTATACTGACGGATTTTCTTAGCTTTCTTAGCGTTCATATGTTTAATAATTTAAAAACGGAGAATCACTAAAATCATCCTTTACCTCATCATGTCCCTCGTTATTTAATTCTGAGTCTCTTAACTCTTGACTCAGAACAGTATCTCTCTGGTACTTTTTAGATTTTCTAGGAGTAAACGGAGCAACGTAATCATCATCTAATAATCCCATATTATTTACTCAGTCCCGTAAGCTGCAAATCCAATATCTCGAGGCGCTCTTTAATATCGTCGAGTTCCTCTTTATGAATTTCCTCAAGGTGACTTTTCTTTTTTAGGAGATTACTTTTTTTAAGCTCCAGCGATTTAACCAGTTTCTCTTTTTGAGTCAAATTTATTTTATTCATATCTTTATATGATATCACACTCTTAAAAAATATAATCTTCTGCCAGACCTTTCAGTCTTCTTCTTCTAGCTTTCATTTTACAATTTAAATGACAAAATCTAGCTCTTGAATCAAAAGTTTTTGTAGAATATATTTTTTTACAGTGTGCGCATACTCTATCTTTAAATATTTTATTTTCCCAACATTTTTTGCCGTTTTCTTTATGCCATTCTTTACCCTCTTTAGATTTATGCCATGCCTTAGCTAGTGGACTGATATTAAGCATATGTATTCTTGCTCGGTCTCGTCTTTCCTGAGTCATATGAGCCTTAAGATGATTTGCTGGACTTTTTAGTTCAAGATTTTTGATATCATTATTTAAGCTATTACCGTCAATATGGTGAACGTGCATACCTTTAGGAGGTAAACCATTATAATATTCATACACATCACGATGCATTCTCTTAGTACCTCGACTAAAGTACTTTTCTCCATTATGTAAAAGATATCTTTTTCCTTTAAAGTATTGCTCTGGTTTTTTTGACATACCTTATTGTATCATATCCATTGTGTTGTTATCCAGCAAAACCGACAAACGATTGAGAGCGTCCTGATATGACTACATAGCGGCTACAATCCATCAAGTGATTAAATTTATCCTCGGGATTACCAGTCGGGAGCTTATTACGATCGAGTCTCCATTTGTAATTTTGTCGCTCAGTATCGATATTAGTACTCGACTCAGTGTAAAAGACCTCGAGTCCTTGGAGCAAGTCGATACCAGCATTAACAGATCCAGGACCTTTAACCGCCGGCTCTACCCACCATCCATCCTGACAGAGCTCCTCAATAGATTTCATTTCAGCACTATCGGCGTAAATAAGATCTTGACCAGTCAGTCCCAGGTCCTCGAATCGCTTGCTCAGCGAGTGATTACCGACGTTAGTTAGTCCCACCTCATACAGTAACTCTTTAAACCAGACCTTATTATTATGAGTCTTACACGCCAAGAGAGCCGCAGGATCGTTACTAAATCCAAAGTCAAGACCATACGTTACCGGGTACGGGAGCGCGTCAAACTCAGCATCCGATATCTTACTCCAATTTTTAAAGATACGACCGATAGCTCCCTCAGATACATAACCCCTAATCACATTCCAGTAATAGTCCGGACGAGTATCTCTGTATCGCTCAAAGTTTGCAATCGATGAGGGATTTACGTTGACGATATTCTCTTTATAAGTTGTCGAGATGACGACTGTGTCAGTGAGCTCCGGCTTTTTGATAGCTTTATAAAATCCAGGTAAGTCCGGGACATCAACGAGATTAAAAAACCGTCTGACAATCCAGTGATCCTTTTCTGGAGGATTAAGCATGAGCACGACAATGATATCCGATTTCATGGTACGTAAGGAGTCATCGAGTTGCATAAAGTCATCCTCAGAGACTTCGTCAGCCTCCTCGATCACTACGACATTGTAATTAGATAACGACTTGAGTTTACTCTTTTGATCGCTGGATGATTTACGGAAACCGATGGCAGTAACTTTATTTTTCTTATAGCTAAAACCTAAAGGAGATCCGTGTTGAGCGTATCCCTCAAGCTCATCGGATGCATCCTCCTCGATACGGTCGAGAGTATCCTGAAAGATAGAGTTTTTGATATCCCCATAAACAAACCGCATCATCGCGCATCGGAAATACTTAGTCGTATCAAATAGACACGTCTTAATCAACTGAGATCCAGCGGTTGATCGTCCGGCTGACCGGGCTCCGAATAAAACAAAATACCGTACACCATCCGGCCGGATAAATAAATCTTTATAATGGTAATTAACTTTTTGCATCGTCGGGATTAGTTACCTCCTCAGCATCAATGACGTGTACCTTAGTCGAATCAATTAAGACCGGCTCTTTTTGTTTATCTGGATCGCTAAAGTCCATAAAGATAATCCCGTTGTTATTCTCGACAATGCCTCCGAGTCCGAGCTTGCCGGCCGGAGTTTGTTTATGCTCTTTTTTATCGAGGTACTCTTTAGAGGACTGCACTGAGCGCCGGACTTTAATAGAAAAAGCTACATTTTGACGAGCATGAAAGCCCAGCTCCTCTTTACAGTGATCGATTACCGCTAGAAAATGAGGATGCTTATCGAGAAAATTTTGCAGCTGAGCAATACTAATACCAGCGTAGTAGCAAGCTTCTTTTTTAGTACAGTCAATCCTAAAGGCATCAATTAGTTTTTCGACTTTATTCTTATTACCCCACCAGGCCGTAGTATTTAAAATAGGGACAGGCTCCGGGAGACGAGGATCCTCAATCTGGTACGCGTAATAAGCTGGCCGACCGTGCATTAGCATATTCCCTGGAGCGAGTCGGTTACTACCGTGACGCCGTTTCTTATATGGAATGATAGCCTCGCCGTTTGTTATTTCGGCCTTACGACCGCTGTATCCTTTTTTATTACCCATACAATCATATTATCACATTCAGCAAAGAGCTCAGAGAAAAGTACTGGACTGAGACCTAAGGAGAGCTACTCCTTTAGTCATTTATGATGACACACCGCCTATCTTTTGATCAGACGCATACTGCCGACTTAATCCAAGTATTTAACTACCTAAATTAGTTCGCCTCAGTGATATCTCCAGTACTTATTTCCGAGCTCTTAATTAAGAGTCTCGTTATATTCTACATTAAATCCGGCCTATGTTTTTAAAAGCCTGATCATTATGTCTCGAATCACGTTGACAGTGACAGCGTTACCGAGTGTTTTATATCGCTGAGTATCACTGATATAATCAAAAGCTGCACCGTGTTCAGGATTTTTAGAGATAATATCAGCAGCTTTTTTGTAACCTCCGTACTTTGTGTAGTCGTCAGGAAACCCCTGGAGGCGCTCGCACTCAGTTGGAGTTAAGCGGCGGATTTGTGAGTTCTGGAGCGTGTGTTGCTGCATCCCAGTATCAAGCGTCTGAGCAACGCCGTGACCGACTCGACCTCGCCTGGTCTTGCTGTTGGGTACAGATAGATTAATACTGTCGCCCTCGTGAGCTACTGCATATCCTTTCTTGGTGGCTTCGGGGACAAGCACCTTAT